GAAATTAACGGAGCCAATTACTTCGACGAGTGTATCTTCGTCTTGAATTTCAGCTAAAAGCCGGATATAATCAAGTCGAACGTCTCTTGGAGTAGTAGCTCCGTTAAACTTTACTTCTTGGTCGCGCCAAACCCAATTAACTAGATTAGTTACTTGAGGTGCATTTGGCTCCCAAGCCTTCTCTGCCATTTGAACATAATCAGCATCAGGAGCACCCTGAGCTTTTTCATACAATGTAATCGGAACAACAATATCAGCAGGTAATGTAAGTTCCTTTATTCCAGCAGGAACAGGAATGCTTACAACCATCTGCTTTTGAACGGTGACGCCATTAGTAATGAGATAATCGGACAGCTCATCATTAGCAATTTTTACTAATGGGAGTAGAGCTGCATCATTATAGATAGTCCCACTAACAGTGAGAGCATCATTTAGAATAGCTCTTGCCCGGTCAAACACATCACTAATGGCAGCCATTTTAGACCTTTGGAGCCGCTGTCTTTGCTACTTGATTCTGAACAGCTCCCGGTGGAACTGAGGGTAATCCACTAGCAAATTCAATCTGGTTAGTCTTACAAACTGGACAGATAATAGCTAATGCGTGCATCTGTGAGTAACAAGCCGCACAACGCTTATCTGAAACATCACCAACAGAGAACGTCCACTCTTTCGTAACACCAATAGCTTTAGCAGCGTGTCTCTGTAAATCAGAGATATAACGATGCTGCTTTGATTTGGCCCAATCATCATCAGCTAATTTAACGAGATGAATGAACCAATTCTTTTGAAGCACTTCAGCATCTTTCAATTCCTTACTGAAAGTAGCCTTTGCTTCCTCTTTCGAATAAGTTCCTGAAACATAAAAGATTCCGGGCTTTGCATCTGGACGATAATAAAGTTGACCTGTTAGACGGTCCTCTACAATTGCCCGTGCAATATCCATCGCCGGAATATTCATATCAATCGTATTACCAACTACAGGAACTCTCATCCGAGAAGTCACGTTAATTCCAATGTTTAAGATTGCAATATCTCCTTCTGGAGCTGCATCAACATGGAAAGTAGATGGAATAATTCCCGGCTTGAATTCATCAATCGGAAATGGACAGATACTAATAATCGTTGCACCTTGCGGATTCATTCAGTTACTCCTTTTACTTCTGGTTCAGCTTTGACATGGACTGACGATTCAAACGTAGGCTTCCATTTCTCATCCTCTTCTTCGAGGATATCTCTGGCAATCTTTACGTCGTTCGCTTCTTTCTTCGCTACGACTTCTGGATAAGTAGCGAGGTGTGTTCTCTCAGCTTCTGCCCAGACTTTAAGTAAGAACTCTATTGGTGCCCAAGCTAATGGCAATAACTTATTATTTCTATCTAAGAAAGCGTAGACGAGTTCATAAGAATAGGGCATATTAATTTCACTATGAACGCCCTTAGTCTGAACATGCTGAATACGCTCTAAAACCCAACAATCCGGAAGATGCCAATACTTCTTATGCTCTCTAATTCCGGTCTTTGTTCCTAAATAAATACCAGCAGGAGTATAATCCTCATAAGTAGCATGACGCTTAATCATGAGGTTCCCGGACCACATGAGTCTCCAGACTGGTTGTTCATAGACAGTATCGTGCCCATGAAGTCTAATCAGTCTAGCGTTGATATCAAATGCGTCCATTTTATTACCCAACGGGAGAGGGAGACTATTCTCCCCCTCCCTACTTCAATCTATTACTTAGCGTACCACAAGCCCGTTAAAGGCGAGTAAGTCAAGAAAACAGGTAAACCGGGAGTGGCGGCGGCCATAGCTACACCGATTGGTTTATCTGTAGCTGTAGCAACTCCACCAGTTGCTAAAGTAAAGGCACCAGTCGGAATAATCATGACAGTTCCAGCAAATCCCTCATACGGAAGTGCAATGAGGTTTACTGCAAGTGCTCCACTCCACCTAGTAATGAAAGCCTTTGGAGCCGGCATTAAACCAGCTACAGTAGCTACAGTAATAGGGTCTTCGATTGTTACCTTTTCCTTAGTTCCAGGCGACTGGAATCCTAAGAAGTTTAGTTCGTTTGGTGTCATCTCTATTTCTCCTAATGGAAAACCTAATTAACTAAGGGCAGAAGGGAGACGATATTCTGTCCCCCTCCCGAACTCAATCAATTACGCAGGAATGTAACCCGTCGGCACAGCCAGATTGTAGATGTAGGACTGTGCAGCAGGATTATCAGTATAGAGATTCCACGACGCAACAATGTAGAAGATTTGCGACGTAGCAACTCCACCAGAAGGTCCGCGCATTTCAAACATACGCCGACCATCAACCTCATAGAACCCGGCAGGATGTAACTCTGCACGGCCCCATGTTTCCATCTTCATGATGTCAATGCGCTTTTTGTCATGCGAATAGTCCTGCTTGACAGGTGCGCCAGCCATCCTGATGTTATCCGAGAAGTAAAGATTCAGAGCTTCATCTGAAGCCTGCTTCTGGATAATAGAAACGAGCTGACCTAAATCTTCATACGCCTGCACCTGACAGGGGTGCATACGTGCCTGAAGTTTAGTTCTCTCATTGATACCAACCCTATCACCGATAAGGTTAATAGCTAAACGAGGGAATGGAAGTGCAAGTGCAGCACCACCAGCATCAACTCCGTTTGCACGAATTTCCGGCGTGGTTGCACGGTCATAACCAAGCCAGAGTCCGACAGACGAATTAGAGATGTGATACGGAATACCAAATAAGCCCGTAGGAGTTGGGCCACTCAGACCTTCCGGAGTAATAACATCTCCAGCAACCAAGCCTGCTACTGCCGGTGAAACTCGAATAATTGCAGAGTTAACATCGTAGTAGACAATCTTGGACGGATTAACAGTCTTTTGAACTGTCTGTGCAGCATTGTAGAAGTTAATACGCTGACCAAATCGGAGCAGACGAATTTCATATCCGTCCGTGTTCAGCTTTAACTCCGTCGTTCCACCCGGACCTGGACCCTGGGTAGAAACAACACCGAGAATACCGTTACCAGCAGTATGACACTGATTGTCAGACTGTTTACGGAACTCTGGCATTGCCTTTGCCATTAATTCACGGAAGGTATTGATTACTGCCTTCGATGAACTATCCGTGCCCCATTCAGCTTTCTTGGTCCACTGAATACCAATCTTAAAGTGATTAGTATTAATGACACCCTTCTGCCAATCAGGACCGGAACCAATCCCTAAATCTCCACCATCCGGGTCGTAGTAACCGAAGTAACCACCCGGACGTAGATTCATCGGAATACGCATATCGCGTTCCGAAATTACTTCAACAGGACGCTTTTCAATTTCCGTATAGAAAAGGTCGTCCATGTCATAGAGAACAGGCACCTTCTTGGTGACTTTCTCCATTTCAGTTGCGATTACTGATGCTGAATTTACCATTTACCTAGTCCTATTTTTTAAATGTGATTCGACCTTCTAATACATCCCGGTCGGAAGTCTTAGAACGGTCAATATCCTTCACATTTAATGAACGGTTCTGTTGGGTAGACAGATTCGTAGGAACAAGACGCTTCTTTTCCTTTGGAGTCTGTCTACGACCAGTAGCTTCCTCTATAACTTTCTTCTTGGCAATTGGTAATACAGCTTTGGCGCGTGCTAGGTACGCGGAAATTAATCTAGCTTTCCAATCGCTGCTATACTTAGCCGATTCAGCCTGCTTATACAGACTGCGAATACTTGCTTGATATCGCGTGTCGGCCGCCAGGATATTATTGACTTCCGTTTCAATATCTCTAGCGACATTCTTCCTCTTGTATTCATCGAACTCGAATTGAACAATCGAGGAGGTAATCTCCTTACCCATCTTGAATCTAAGAGATTCAATTACTGAATTATTAAATTCTCCACGAATTCTCTCAGCGTGCTCATCTCGTTCTTTCTCAAGACGCTCTACGTCTGGAGATTTCTCCTGCTTCTTAGGAGCAGTATTTAATCTTGGGTCATTCCCGATTCCATCACCCTCGAAGAAGAAATCATCAACATAGAGAGCAGCATTCATTAAGTTCTTATTTCCAGCTTTCTTAGCCTGGAGATATGCTTGCTGAACTGCCCTCTTAATCGGAAGTGAGATTACCTCTGAATATAGTTCCTTGTTCTGAGAAAGTAAAGCTGGAAGTAATCCATGAGCAAACTTAGTCAGTGAAGTCTTATCTGTTGCTTCTACTGCCTTAAGCAATTCTTCCGGTTTACCTTCGAGAATATCATTCTCTAGTTGGGCAAAGGATTCATTCCTATCCTTAGCAGTCTTAGCTTCCTCTACAGAGGGAAAGATTTCGGAATATCTTTGTTCCCTAAAGATAGCATTCTTTAACTCAGGGAACTTCTTGAATATGTCCGGAGACGCTTTTTTAACCTGTTGATAGAGGGAAAGGTCGTCAGATTGTTCATCTGAGGAATCGTCCTCGGCATCCTCGCCATCATCTTCAGAATCAGAATCTTCTTCATCAACATCGTCGGTATCTTCTGACTCATCAGATTCCTCATCAGGAGAATCATTTTCTTCATCAGGAGATTCATCATCTCCACCTTTACCACCTTTATCAAAATCAGGAACATCCCCCTCTGGAGAATCATCCTGATTAAGAAAATCTAATTCACTCTTACCTTCCGGTCGAGATGAATCAAAAATTGGCTTACTTCCTGTCTCTGTTCCTACAACTTCATTGGGCATTAGCTTCTCCAGACTTTGACTTTGGTTTCGACTCTTGACCTTCTTCTGGCATTGGAGGTGGCATCATCATCTGATGAGCTTTCCAATGTAATACAGCGTTCTGATAAGCAGGAGGATTCTCTGCTTTTAATCTCTGGCCTCTCGAAGAATTAAGAATAGCAGCCAAGACTTCCATATGAACTGGATGATTATCTAATTCATCTGGTAATACTGACGGCATTAATTGAGGCTGACCCATTTCATCCATCATATCAGAGGGCATTGGCTGACCCTGAGATAACTGGATAAATTCAGCATACTGCTTAGTTCTATCTTCTTCTCCAGGGATATACAAGTCCCTAAGTCCAATACCCTTCTTCATCAACTGGGCATTATTCGGATTAAAGAGAACCGAATTAATCTCATCAGAATTCATCTGTAAGAGATTAGTAAGAACCTGATTAATCTGTTCCCAAGTTACAGGTAGCTGGTCAGAGAACTCGGGTTCAGCTCTAGAAACTTTACCAATTAAAGATGACTTTTTAATCTCTACGTTCTTGAAAGCCCCACC